GCCCAGGCGGTGATCCTGTTGCGGGATCAGCAGCTGATCACCGCCAAGTCCCTGCGCAACCTCGCTATGCGCCGGGCCCAGAACACCAAGGAGTTATTAACGGTAGCACACCACTGAAATCTAGTTGAAAGGTGCCTTAGAACCCGCTATACGTGCGTATCATCAGCTTCTCCATCCCACTCCTATCCTTTTCTAGAAGACAACAAAAAACCACCCGAAGGTGGTTGATTGTGCGAACGGAACCAATGTGGAGAGCACTTAACGCTCGCTATGTTATTTAGCATCGTATGAGAGACAGGATAGTATCTTTGCTTGTGTATCCAGCTAACCGCTCTGGACCTCCAGAGTAGGTACTCTACGAAGTGGTCATATATCGATAACATTTCCTAACCCTTAGACCCCCGTTACACCCAATTTCTAAGGGTTAGCGATATCAAAAGTAGGTGCTTCCACGACGTTCAGCTGCACTTCGTTGCGACATAGCAGCGTTCCCAACAAAGGTATTGTTGGTGCTATTCGAAACATTTGTGTTCGCGTTGACGTTTTGCTGGTTTGCCATTGCCCGCAGTGCATCCGTTGCGCGTTCCTTCCGATCAGCCAACTTGATCCGGTTGTTCTCGGTGTCGGCCATCTCGACGGTACTTCCTAAAAATGCCCCCTCCATGTCAGCTTTCGTTAACGTCTTCTGACCTTCTTTAGCTCGTTCCATTCCGCCATTCTGTGCTTTACCGACGGTGTCCAAGTTCTCTTTCGATAACCAAGCCTTTCCAGTTATTGCTTCGACCAGCATATCGATTGACTGGGCAAGCATAACGATCTGTCCGACAACGGGGATAGCCTTTGATCCCATTCCCAACGCGGCAGCGCCGGCATTCATCCCAGCACCTGCAACTCTCTTCGCACCGGTCTTGACGGCAGTCCCTAGACCGAACTTGCCAGCTTGCTTTGCCGTCGTAGCTTCAGCTGCTTCTACTGCGGTAGTCTGGGCTACTTTACTTGACGTATTTGTGACCGTGCTAATCCGTTCCAGTTTGCTAGTGTTCGTAGTGACGGAGCTTGGTTGTCTAGCACTCGGTTTAGTGCCCTTATTAGGTTCGGATGTAGACTTAGGCTTCGTTCCATCCTTACCTTTAGTCGAGCTCGGGTCTGAAGATCCCTTGGGCTTGGTTGGGTTCTTGGTGCTACTAGGCAGTGGTGCTTTCTTAAACGGATTCGTCAACTTCTCGAGCGTCTTAGCGATCCCTGCGGTCATTGTGGTAATCAGACCGGTGATCCCAGCAGCCATTGTGGTGATCAGACCGGTCACTCCTGATGCCATAAAGCTCATTATCCCGATAACGCCGGATACCATCGTGCCTATCAGCATAGTCATAGGTAGGAACATCCTTGCCATGTCGCCAAGAGAGCTGGATGATGCTGATACTTTCGTGCCCTTTTGTGGTCTCTTCAAACTCTTGTCAATGCTCAATAGCAGTTTGGTCTGTTTCTTGGGTTCGTTAGCTGCTTTGTCAGTTCTACTTGATGGAAGAATTTTCTTGGCCCGATCTTTGGGATCCGCCGGTTCTTCGTTGCCACCGCGCATCCGTTCAAAGGCCGACTTCGCTAAAGTGCCAGCCCCAGAAACAACTTTAGTACTAACGTCCTTGATAGCACCGTAGCCAGGAACGATCTCTTCGCCAAGTTTATCAATCTGGTTCGTCACTGCTCCAGACATCGTATGGAATGTGGTCTTAACGAAGTTCAATGCCTCAGCTCTGAAACTGTTGACGTTGCCCTTCTCGCGCACAATCTTAGTCTTCGGTTTGGTTGGGTTAGAGGCTGGAGTCGGTTGTTGGTCTGGAGTGCTGGAGGCACCAGGTTGTTCTTGGATTGGAGTTGGCTGCTCTGCTGGCTTGTTAACTGCTGGTACTGTTCTCGTATCAGAGTAGCTAATAATAGGCTGAAGTTTGTTCAGCGTTTCTCGGATTTTGTCTAACTTAGTGTCAGTATTATTTGCTGACGTCTCGATGGTCTCAGCTACCAGCTCGATTCCTGCCAATAGATCTCTATCTGTACTTTCCATTGTGAGTTCCCTTTGGGTGTGTATTTATATTATTTATTATTAGGGATGAAGAGATATTTAGGATGGGAGGATGACTACTGCTAAATAACGGCGTATTCCAAATGTTGTTAGTTTTTATGTGATCAACCTCCTTCGGGAGGTTTTCCTTTATCTGGAACTCAATATCTGTTGTCCCCATATAATATTCTATGGATGATCCATATATCGAATCTATCAACCACCGGAACGGTATTATGTCTAACACCAAAATAGTAAACGTCACAGCCATTGCTCAAACCGCATTCGAGACCCTGAACCCTGATACTTGTGACATATGTGAAGTAGAAGCAGCGTGTCAAATAGCATGTTCTTGTGCCGGTTACAGCAACGTTGACCATGTTGTTGGTTTGGTAATTGAGATGATCGAGACATTTTCGAGTAATAATTAATTAGAAATACACATCCCATTGGTATTTCCATGGACGTTGCTATGTGGTTATACATCACGTCAATACATTAAAAGCACGGCTTAATGAGTAATCATACTCAGGCCGTGCTCATGCTTTTCCTGATGATGTAGGCATGTGGCTTGGGGCGCACCCGCATCACCTCACTGAAAGGCATAGCCTAGGTCACCTAGTTGATGGCCCGATGTAAGCAATCTGTGCTCCAGATCCGAGAGATCTTTTGATGTCGATAGCCTAGGTCACATGATCAAGTCAGCCTAGATTGGAGAGCATCCGTCTCAACTCATCCTCTGGATTGTACTGCTTAGAGGGCTCTTGGGATTTCAATGCGTGGTTCGCTTTCCTAGTCATGCCTAGCAGCGAAGTGTCAAATGTCTGCTGACATTCGTTGAGAGCTCGTTCGATTGCGATTTGCGCCAAAAAGAGTTCTTTACCCTGTAGATAGCCAGTAGCTTTTTTGATGGCACCACGGTACATAGTGTCGAGAGTATCCTCGCTTTTAGCCCGTTTGAATCGGGTGAGCATGTTTTCATAGCTAAAGAAATTTTCGTTATCTTTCATACTGTGCATCTGAGGTAGGTGAAAAGTGTATAGGCTGTGACTGTGAGAATATGGACATATTGCCACAATAGTGGCACTCTGGGTAATGGTCATAGAGTCCAGTAGGACTACTCATGAGACGTGAACTTTAAAGCTATTTCTATTCGTCTTTGCATATCTTATTTTATGTTCAATACCTAAGGCCCATAGAACTTGAAGCAATTTAACATGGTCATTGCTGTCTATCTTTTCGCCTATAATCACCATAACTAATGAATCGGGATTATATGGTTTTTCACCAGAAGATTTAGCAATAAAACGAAACTCTTGTTCATTCTTAAAAGAAGAAGGTTTGTTAAAAAAACACACGTCATATATTCGCTGTAAGTTTTGGAATTTGAAATCGACTCCTGGAAGATTTTCTAATCCCCACGATTCGCTTATCAAGTTGTCGCTGGACAGTAGTGGCCTACTCGTTGGATAATTTACGCAACCAAAAACTTCAACATCATTTTCAATGCCATCGATGAATTTATCAGAATCAAAGACTAGGCAAAAGCCTTTAAGAGCATTACCATAATGAGCCCACATAAATGGCGATTCTTCAATTGAAGAGTGTTCTCCGGACGCCATAGACAGAATTCCTGTATTTTGCAGCTCTGAAATGTCGGGGATATAAAAATCAGAAGAAATATTATCAAGCAGACGAAACATACCTTCTGTCGGGTCGTTCAATTTGACTGGTGTTGAAAAGTACAAACGAAAGTAAGTCAATGCTTTTATTGAATGATCGTTGACGGTTTGAAATTTATAAAGCTTCATGAAAGCATCACCTATTCTTTGAAAAAATAAACATCAACTTTTGTATTAACTTTATTGTCATCAAGAATGACGACCTCCGCTCGATACCCCTGCACTAACAAACCAAAAACTCTCGTCCAAGCTTGTGTGAGATTAAGTAACCGACCATAGTCTTCACCAAATTTATTTTTGAAAGAAATATCCATAAAATTAAAATTATCAAGATCTTTTATCGATTCAAGGTAAAGAGTGTCGCCCATAGAATACTTACACTGATACAATTCGGCATCTGTTTTAAAGTGATTTTTTCCCAAGTAACGGCGGTTATAGTTATACTCTTTGAATACCAACCTTAGCTTTCCGTTTTTTGCGGCCTTTGCACTTAATAATTGCTCACGCAATATTTTTTTGTATTCCGCTCTATCCTGCTCAAGCTCACTCCTTAATTCTGACTCGCTAATAAAGTTGACGAGCATTAGAGGAAACCCCGTTTCAGTATCTTGGAGTACAAATTCAGCACTAGCCCATTGCGAAAGTTCATGTTTCAACTTATCACCTATTTCAGCAATTTTTCCTGCACCACCACTTGTATGTGACCGATAAAGTGCTTGTCTTTGTTCGTCTTTCGATATCCAAAAAGGGATTGACTTATTTCGTTCACAATGTGTCAAATTGTAAAAATCAATATCAAAGAACGAAGGCAACCATTCACTAGGATTAGTTATCAATAATTGTCGAAACCTTAAATACAAATCTATCAACATACTCGTGTCATTAACAGCGGAATGTGCAGGTAAAAGAGTCGTTTCAAACTGAGTGCAGGCATCTACCAAAGACATAGATTTGAAACGCTTCAACTTTGAGCGAATGGCATCCATTAAGCAAATACTATTATTTTCTATCTGCCTGTATTTTTCTGTTAACGAAGGATTTATTGAACTAATTCTCATTGCTTTACAATCGAATGCGGCATTATAAGAAATCAGCCTTTTCCCATCCAACAGGGAGAGTATATTTTCTTCCTCTTTTTCATATCTAGGTGCATCAATCAAATCAAGCTCGGATATTTTATGAGCTTGATATGCCTTGTCGCTGATTTTTCTATATGGCTTAAAGCGTTTATGATAAACAATCCCATCTGCGGAGCGCAAGCACAACTCGATAATTTCTGGTTCGTTAAGGCTTGTTGTTTCGGTATCGACAAATATGCAATCGACCAGTGGAGTATCTATTATAAGAGACTGCTGACAAAAAGCAGATGCATAAGTTAGTTCTGATTCCACAGGAAGACGAGGAGTTTTACTCAGGGGTGATGATGCAACTATTTCAGATGAAATATCGACTAAACCTGATATTAATGTGGCTTTTGATAATTCCTTGTCTGGCGTAATTTCAATACTACCATTTATAGCTGGTTCTCGCTGAAAGCATCCGGCTTTATAGCACTGCTTGCAAACCTCTAATTCTTCAGATCTTTTGTTTTTTAGAAAATACGAGTTTTGCCTATGCATTGATAAATGCATACCACATGAATTACAATTTTTGGCATTTGGCATGATAAAAAACAATATCAAACATACAGGAATGGTTATAACACCAACAATAACTATTAAAATTTCACTCTCGTTCATGGTGATCCCTTATGTAAAGGCGCCCTTGTACTACCGTACTCATTAGCTCATCTATTGCATAGAAAGTGAAGATATTAGTGAGATTCAGCGTTCGTTTAGTGGCAGGATTCACAGGGAAATCACTCAACGACAGGCACATCTTACAGCGCGTTGACTCGCATTGCATCTCCGCTTACACCCTTAGTTGCCCCAAGGAGGTAGGTTAGCTCTTCAAATCCCACAGATAACTGTATTGCTGGGGCTCTTGCGATTGCTTCAGACTCAGTGGCGCAACTCACGATATACATCTCGAATTCAGCTTTGCAACGTAATGGTGGTATGTCGAAGATTGTTGATTCGACTCAGCATAGACAAGGGCAACATCACCCTTGCCTTTTTACTAAATACAGATTTTATCACATTATAGATAACCTAATGTGACCTCAACTCCTCTTAGACGGCTAATTTCCAGAGCCCATTATCGTGGTCCCAATACACTGTTACTATTTTATCTTCTGGTCCTTTCACTCGACAAACATCATAAACGTTGGAGTCAAACTGATAACTATTACCGAACTCCAGAAGTGCATTTGAATAGAGTGAAGCACTCCGGTCTCCAACAGAGTCACTGAGGTGACTAACTGCACCATCATAGTCCAACCACTCTTCATCTGCGTTCAGCAGGAAATCTAATGTATTAGTCTGGACATGGGGCTTTCGATTGTCATCTGGTTGGGATTGAAGCGGTTGGGAAGTCACGTCGTCGACGCCAAGTAGTTCGTTCATTAGGTCGTTCATAAAATACCTCTATTCGCAATATCGCTATCGCGGATTAACTCGATGTCAATAGTGTAGGATTGACGCGACAAATGGTGGACAGCACGAGAAACTATCCATTTTCCACTATCGGCAGGTGACGCTTCACCGCTAGCAGTTGGAACTGTCAATTGAATGATAGACCCAGCAATGATTTTAGCATTTCCTGGAACGGTCAACACTGCTTTCTGGTCCATTATTCTGCTCCGTATCACACGGCGTTGAATAAAGCTGTCTGGATGCGTAGTCTGCTGTGCATACATGCCATCAGTCGTCTGATACTTTGTAAATGCATTATGATAATCGTTAGCAAGTTCTTTATTCCACGTGACATTACTGTTGAAAACGCCTTTAGGCTTAACAGTTTCACTCTGAATACATCGCAGCATCTTATTAACAATCGAATGTTCGTAGTACGTTGCTCCGCGAGAACCAGATCGTGCGGACCTTATTGTATCAAATAACTCAGACCGCTGAAAACTAAGTGCACGGTTAGTATCTGAGATAGTCGGGGCACTGTCCCAACGGATATTAGCTGCCATTGGAGAAGCGTTTAGTGTCCCAAGAGACACGAACTTAATATCATTGCCACCTTCAAAAAAATACATGACTGACCTAGATGCAGTGTCCATTTTAGCGTTCGATGCTGAGACGCCTAAGACACACAAGTGCTCAATTGCTTCCAATGGAGTTATGTTTGGAATGATAATGCTGTCTTGGGATCCAGAGCACGTCTGTGTTTCTTCTAATTTCATCTGACGATCGGTAACACCTATGATAGCCAGAAGGTCTTTGATGGCGGGTGTAACTCCAGCTCGAGCTGGATAGCTCTTAGACACCCGCTTGAACTCATTCAATATTGCAGGCTTGCTTTCGAGAACCATTTTGACTGTCTTGGTTACTACGTTGCTATCGGTAACATACGCTACCGTCGCAATGCCAAATGTCTTAGTGATAATGACTTCGCCATCAGCTTCGTGGTCAGTAGACCAACTAATAATAACTGTTGCAGTCTCCGCAAGATCGCTACTAATACTGTCTATAAGGCCAACAGTGTCCTTGATTCGGAGTTCTCCGTGGGAGAATCCCTCCATCATACCTTCTACAATGTCAATCTGTTCAATTAACTCTATAATATTGTGTCTGTGCGTGTTGGTCTCCAGCACAGCTTGCTTTAGCCGAAAGTTTCCTGAAGCGTAACTCGATTTTCGTTCCATAGTATTTCCTTATTATTGTGAATCTATTTATTGTTAGTAGTGACCTCAAGATCCGATATCACTATCCCTAAAAGAAAAGACCACCCGAAGGTGGTCTCTGCATTAACGTAGTGCACCAATAGCACCCTTGACTCGATGGAAAATACTCTCCGCGCCAGCAACAAAATTCTGGGATCCTTTGGATTCCAAATGCGTCATCGTGCTAATGGCAAACTCTACTTCAAACGTTGCAACTTGGTTCCCTTGATCAAAATCCAACTGGATTTCTCCAACTCTGATCGGGAAGCATCCATCGCAGTGTACTACCGATGTTTTGATAGACTTTCTGTCCAGAGTAACTATGTCAATGTTCTTGGCATACTGGTCGTAGAAACTGCGCGTACCGTTTTTCCGATTCACGGCACTATTCATCCAAGCAATGAAAAGCATGCGCTCTTGATAGCTGGGAGTACAGTAGACCGTCATCCGAATGTTTTCGACTTCATGACCAGTTATTTCATGGAACGGTCTACGGTCTACTCTGTTCACTTGAGTGGTTAAACTCATTCCTGGCAAGTTAACAGACTTCACCATTAGGGCCAGATCCTTATTGACATCGTACCCATTCCCAAAAAAAGCATCGATGACTTCACCAGCTCCTGGAATAAGGCGAACTAGACTTGGGTCATATGCACCCATAATGCTTTTGATCTTGGGAGTCAGAAACTTTTGAGATTGGTTGTATGCAATATCTTGTATCCGTGACCAGTTGCTTCCTCCGATAGCATTTGTTATTCCACCAAGGGCACTTTTCATACCGTCTGGAATAATATCTTCCGCCATTCCGAGAACCCCATCAGCTCGGATCGCGGATCTAAAATCTTCAAACCGAACCACGAATGTATTTGTCCGTGCCAGATCTTGGTTCTCTACTACCCTCATAAACTTGGCGTAGTCTGGAGTCTCGACGATGCTATCTGCATAACTCTCGAGCGCGTTACCGGCAAGCTCTTGGGCGTTCTCCAATGTAAACTTATCGGGGATGCTTTTTATGTAGTTGGTAGCTGTGTCTAAGTTAAAGTTCATATTTTTTCCCCCTTTAGTTCAAGAAGGAAACAAGACACTTCTGTGCAAGGCAGCACTTTCCATTGAAGCTCTCACGGGTATGACTCTTCAATACAGCGTTATTATCCTTCATATCATTCAAGTCAGGAGCGATGACAAGCGCATAGCGGTTGATCGCACCGTAATTCGGGTTCAGGGACAGCGGATCACCAGTGAATAGCAGTGTGGTACTACCTTCGTCGGTGACAAGCGGACAGTAGTAAAGTGCTGATGGTTGATCTGCATCATGTGCAGCACCAACTACGACATAATCGACAACTGCGTTTGGATCGACGACTACTTCTAACCCGATGTCTTGCCCAGACGCCTGAAGAGCCGCCCCAACCTTCGGAGAACATAGGAGGAATGTAGCCGGAGTGCGTGTGTCGGTCAGGATTTGAGCTGCTAATCGGTTGATGTGGGTAATCAGTTGGCGCGGCTGCTCGTACAGGTTATCTGTGCAGACAAAGCGTGGATTGGTCTTTGCGATAGCAACGAGCGTGTCAATGACGTCACGGTTGATGCCCTCCGCGACAGTAGTTCCGATCAAGTCAGAAATAACTGTTTCACTGGATAACCCAGAAACGCCACTACGATCCAAATCTGTTAGGAGTTCGATGGATGCTGGAATGGATACAGTGTGACTTTGGATCTCTGCTTGGACTCGGTTCACTGAGAAAGAACCAGATCGAACAATGCCAGCAGTGTTATTGACTATGACGATACTACCGTCGAATACCCAGCCGACGATATCAGAGTCAGAAGGAGTTTCAGCGCCGATCTCAATATCGCGAAGTGCCTTATAGGCAACCTTGTATGCGCGGAATGTAGTATCTACTGCTATAGTAGTTCCGATAAAGTCCATAATATCAGGAATCTGAGGTAAGGTTCCATTCGATTCAATATTGGTATCAGCATCCAAGATACCAACACCATCGATCAACTGACGAATAGCAAAAACAGTTGCTATTGGTTGTGCAGTCGGAACTGTGTGGACTAAAGAGTTGTGTAGTTTTCTTGATACTTTCTGAGCAATACCGGCTATAGCTGGGCGTGCTGCTGAAACATCACTTGCACCAGTGCTCTCGCGAATGAGGGTTTTTAAAATCATTGTTTTTATGTCCCATTGAAATAAGGTTGTGACCTTATTTATGTGAGACACTTGTTCGTAGTTATATCCAGACAACAAAAAACCTCCCGTTAGGAGGTTAGTGTTCACCCGGACTCTTTCTTTATTTTATTTTGATCTGGAACGTTCAACTACTTCGGATAATTTCTCGATCGATCGATCCAACTTGGTTATCGACTCGAGTAGTTTGGTATTTATTTCATCTTGCCGAGCAGCCTTTTCAGATAGTTGATTGAATCTTGTATCGATAACTTCAATCTTCTTCTGAACTTCAATGATGTCACTTGTGTTGTCGTCTACTTGGTTATACTTACCGGTAAGCGTTACTGCCGCGGTTAGGACTAGCATGAAGGCTGTCACTATAGCGACAACGATGCTCCATAACTGCCCATTGGTGAAACTTTTTGTCTGGTTTGCGTAGTCGCTTACCTCTCTAGTTGGATTAGTATCATTCACCCTACCCTCTTTGTTAATACGAAGTTTCTCCACGATAGAGAAACAAATAAGGCCACTGCGTAGTGGCCTTTTATTTATCCCATGGAGTGATCGCGGATCTTGGTATCACTCCCATGCCTTAGCAGTTATGATCGATTGGTTGTGCCAAGGAAATCCGTTGACTGCGCACTGCCCAAAGTACTATTCACGTTGTCGAAGAACTTCTTGTGAACAGGCACAACCTCTTGCACTGTTATTTCAATATCGATAGCCACCGGATCACCAGCTGTTCCAGCGAATGACTCAATCAGTTGGTTTGGATCCTTGCTGATACGGACAGACTGAATGGTACATGGACCCATAGCATGCTTGGGAGTGTATCGGATAGCCCCAGTGTCCGAGCTTTTCTCTTCGACGTACCATAGCGGGGGCATCTTATAAACGCTGAACCCGCCAGTACCATCAGAACCAGTTTCACCCTGGTATTCCCCTACCGACAGACTCTGAAACGTCGCAATAATCCGCCCCACTTCCTTCAGTTCAGCAAGGTTCCGTGGTCTAAGTGGAAATAGATACGTCTGCGTCCGAAGAGCGGTCCCCTTGAACAGTTCAGCTTGCCGGTTCCCGAGAACCTTATTCCCGCCCATTTGCGCGTTGTATGCACCTAGTTTCTTGGTTATATTGGCCTTGATCTCAGATGACGTAGTCCTCATTGCCGCTTCCGTAGCTGCTGCTGCTTTGTCAACCGTACCGCCAGAACTTCCTTGGAACGCACCAACCATATTACCGATCAGCTCCATCATGAAGTCGGTATCCGTGGACCCGATATTATTTTGGATATTCTCGTTCAGGTTAACCATTGGAAGTTGGACCACTGCGATCGTTTCCTCTGCATCAAACTTCCGCATACTGAAGTTGACTGCTCTCGCGTTCAAGTTACGCTGCTTCATACCTCCACTCCGGACGGCATAGAATACCAGTGTACTGGCGTGACGGGATGAATCCGCACCTCGTTCCTTTGCACCCATAGTCAATGGGTACTTCAGGCTAGTAATGGTCTGAGTCTCGTTCAATACGGCGGTGCCATTTGTGACTTTCTGGACCAAGTCCATCGACGACTGAATAATGTTAACTGCCATGCGTTATGCTCCCATTAGCCCGTAACGAGCCCGAATGGTCCTCGCGTCTGCGCTCCAATGATTGAACATGTCGTCAGCATCTTCGAACTTGGATGTTACTTTGCGCTGAGCTGACGCCGATAGTGTATCGAACCATTCTCCGAACGATGGATTGGTGTCTTCCGGAACAGAGCTCATATCGTGGTCAGTGTCAGATCCCAGAACGTGGTCGGAGTCTGTATTGCGCACTGGAACTGGTGTTCTACCCTTCTTAGAACTTGCTGCATCAGATTGGGTTCCAAGAACCTCCATCATTTCAGTCGTGGTCATAGAGCCTTCGGAGCCCTCGGACACTTCAGACTTTTCTTCCGAAGCCACCAAGCTAAGTTCATGCTCAAATATCTTCTGCTGCTTATCCAGAATATGCTTGGTCTTCATTACAAGAAGTTGTGGGCCATATTCCTTAAGAATATCTACAATAAGTTTCTGACGCACCTGTTCGTCAATCTCAAAACCACAAATCGATTTTCCGTTAATAATACCATCTATCAGCGATGCACCAACGTCAGATTCGGACGCATAGATAGCCTGTAACAACTTATATCGACGTGAACGGGAAGCAGCACCTTTAATCTGCATTTGTCTGGCTCGTTCAGAAGACATATGCCCCTTTGGATTTGGAATATAGTCACGAACCTTTCTTGTTTCATTCATCTTCAAACTCCTCTAGTAGCCGGAATGAAAACTTGGATACTGGTTCGACAAGGAATCGATCAACCTCACTCGAGTTTTTTAATACTTGGAGACGAGCACGCAATGGAAGGTTACGAAGTTCGTCATAGTTCAGATATCCATTCTGGAAAACTCCTTCAGGGAGGAGATAGTAAGTACCACGGGTAGTATTGCGCAAAGTTTGACGAGATCCGATTAGACTGTGCAAATAAGCGTCGTGCAAACACTCTTCGTCTAGTCGTTGGCTGTTTTGCTCGAGTTCCTTGTATATCTTTTGCTCAGCATCATTGTGCAACTTAATAGCATGCTCAAGGTCATCGTCTGCGCATATGGGAGTTGGAAGATCGCTTCGAAATGCATGATGCGTCGGTTTGAAAATGGTTTCGAAAATCCATACCACTCGAGCACTATCATATAAATTTAATTTTTGTTTCTTGTCTGTGGCAATAACAGCGCTGGCGAAAGTTACTTGGTCAATGTCTGGAATAAAGGTAGTCATAGGTTCTCCTATCGAATGTTACGGTACAGGTTGTATAACCAGTCGTCTGAGGCTAAGGCTTGTTTAGTTGAGCTCTCTTGGACATATTCTTCTCGTGAAGAACTGTTCATAACATTGTCCAGTGCCATTTGTTTTTTTCGGCCAGCAGCCACGCTATCAAAAATAACGCGTTCTTTTTCATTTAGACCACTATCGTCCACGTCGAGATACTGCTTTTCCTCTTCTGTGCTGTCTGCGATATCCGAGTAGTCCCAAACATCAAAGCTAATATTGTCGAGTTCATTAGGAAGATCGTAGGTATCTGAGTTGACACAATAAGTACCTATTTCTATACCGTTGTAGCAGACTTTCTGTTTCCGTCCATTTACTGCTTCCAATACTTCACTTTCTGAAACACGAACTATGCTTGGTCTTTGTTTCGGTACATTCTCATCCTGTTCTGTTCCGAAAAAATAGTTCATCTGATCGCCACGTGGAATAGCGATTAAACTTGGACGGTAACCAGCTGCAATATTGGAAACCAACTTGTGTGTTAACTTGCAGCCATCTCGTTCAAGCAGCGCCAGGCTATTGGTATCTGGATCATACATACCTACCGATTTTTGCATATCACATTGACGTGCCGTATCAAAGTCTGGAAACACAACGCCGTCAGTTCGATAGTTAATGGACTTTACAATGGTATAGTTATTCATGAAATCCACCTTGCATACCGTCGAGTTCTTGTTGCATATGAACTGCTCGTTGGACTGTTACAGCATGGCGTTGTAGTGCTTGCTTAGCAATGATCGTAACGTCAGCAATGTTCAGGCCTGTCATTGTGAGAAGGGTCAGACTCTTTGATAAAGATCGGGTGCTGGCGTTCTCGACAATGGCGTAGATCCATTCACAATCCGTCTCTCCATATTCAAAGCAATCAATGACAAACCGCTCAATAGCAGATTGCATCTGTGGGTTAATGTTCAATATAAATCTCCTATTTCGAATGCTTCATTTGTTTCAAATCCCTTCAGGGTTGGGACTTCGTTGTTCAATTGTTCGTCAATCTCGTCAAGACCAGTTCGGATGTACTGCGCGATGCGAAATAGCACGCGGTCGGTTGGATCGACAAAAGCGACGTCATTTTTGTATTTGACGCCAACTTTATTGCCAGCCTCGATCACAGTTAGGTCGTTCACTTCGATAAACTGAAGACCATCAATATTTTGAATCGGGAGCCTAGTTCGCTCCGCAAGGTATTCAATGTGCGTCATTATATTTTGTCCTATAAAGTTCGAGTGTTGGCTGGAGATTTGGCGTTCTTGACTCTAGTGGCGCGAATAGTTTCAGCGCGAATCTTTGCAAGGTTCTCTGGTGTAGGTTCAAGGCCGCGAGCAATCAGTTGGCTAATAACTGGTTGTTTGACCAGATGCTTAGAAATATATGCTTCTATTTGGTTCTGTGTTCTACGGTCATTGAATCCCTCGAGATTCCGAAGGAACATCATGAAACTCTTCCACAGCACCGGGTCAGACTTCATCGCAAGATAGTTTCTGGATGTATCACCGCGCGGCATAACACCTGCAATAGCTGCTTCAGAAACAAGGAACTGTACCGTATTCAGTGAAGCTTTACTGCCAGTCGCAGCTTCAATCTGTTCTTGTAGTTCTGTTTTAGCGATATCTACCTTCTTGTCTAGTTCCTTAATAAAGGCATCGAACTTCTTCAACTCGGTTTTGGCCTGGATCTTGGATTGGTTATTTTCACGGTACGTTTGTTGATATCTGCTACTGGTCTTCATATGGATTCCTTATCGATTTTGAATCGGATACAGTTGGATGTACCTGGCTCGTCATAGTTTGGTGTCATTGGCGTGGAGTTCACAAAGTTCTTGAAGTCGTCATATTCATGTGTGGTATTTAAAAAATCTGAAATATCGAAAGCGTCAGCTCGTTGGACTGTCATAAGTACTCCTTGTTATTCTTTGTTCTATGTGAGTATTTAGCGGTTTGATTTTGGCGTGACTTTGGAATCCAGAGTCACTTTATTATCTGACATGAAGTGGTTGCCCTAAACTATTGGGTATTGGATGATCTCTTCATTGGGACGACGCCCCCGCAACTAACACCGATCGGAGAGAACGCCATGAACGCACAAATCCAAGTAGTAGTAGATTTCATCAAAGCAGGCCAAGATGTAAACAAGACTAAGTTTGCTGCTGAGCGTGGTATTAGTCGTCGGACTTTAGATCGTTATTTTGCGAAATACGAGGCTGAAGCTCGTCAGATGATCGAGATGGAGAAGGACCCAAAAGTTCAAATCGTGAAGAACGGTGCTATTACAAAGCGTGACTTAGCGGCGGGTATATACTCGAATGGTGTAACCTCTAAAATGAAGCGTTCAGAGATAATAGCGATGATGGTATCTGGTGCTGGGTTAACTGCTGCTGGTGCAAGCACCTACATTAGTAACTTTAAAACTGGTAAATGGGTCGCATAAGACGATTTTTGGAAATGATAAAGGCCACTTGATAGTGGCCTTTTTGCTTTTAACATTGTTAGCAAAAGCCTCCCGAAGGAGGCCCACACTTCAATATTCACATTTCAAAACACATTTCTTTCAGTACCTTTATGAGGTGCTTCTTGGCGTATGATGGCAGTATGACAGCAGTATTGGTCCTAGTACGGGCGGGATAATCGAAACACCCTGCCAAGAAGCGCAATACGGTATAGACTTCATTTGGCTCGTACTGTTCTTTGACGGTCAGTGACGCAACACATACTGCCCTCTGATGCGGACACTGCCCATCAAACACCACAAAAATCTTTTGGTTCCTAGTGTATATATCGACTATGCGGTCACTAACTACATTGTCATTCGCGTACAGCTTGGCTTTGTAGGTATTGATATTGCCATCAGTCACGTTGCGAATCTTATTGTCAGCAGATCTCCAAAACCCCCGTTCGTAAAGCGATCTCTGGTATTCATTCAGCGTCACAGTCGGTTTAGTTGAACCAACCAGTCCGATACCTAGTTCGCTAAGCAGTATAGCAATTCGAGTGTCAGTATCTGTGATTTCTTGGACTGCAATGGCCTCAGCTGCTTCCTTCGCAATTTCGGACCGACGACTAAGTTTCTTAGCATCTCGCTCAAGGTCGCGGATCTGGTTCGTTAGCGTTAATACAGTATCGAGATCGAGGATACGCACAGCGGCGTATCGATGTTGTTTCAGTTCTTCGATGGTCATAGTTATCCTGAATAAGTTTTGGTAACGAAAAGCCCTTAAAGCTGGCGTAGCGAGAGTGTCTCGAGGAAACTGGTTCCCACCGTCGCTACCCAGTTTTAAGGGCTCTGTCTGTTCTTTTATTGTTGTGCCTTTACATACATCAATTCGATGAACCTTCACATTGGTAGATCGAGAATATCTTCACGGATATATGCCAATGATACTGGTAGATCAACATTATTTTTTTCAGCAGATATCGCAACCTTTTCAACAGTCGCGGAGTCGTTAACACCATCAACTGAACCGGTTGTCCTATTACAAGTAAACTTGGCACTCCACTTGTGGCCGGTTATCCCACGTAGGAGCTCTAGTCGTTCTTTGACGAATTTTTCAGGATCAGCGCAGATACCACCCACGATGTTTCCATGTTGGAATGGTAGTAAGCAATAGTATTGTGATGTCAATAGTGCTACGAAGGTATAAAGTTGGGTCATAGTCCTTGGTCCTTATTAACGAGATCCCCGCGTTGCTCTACAAGGAAGGGGATCCCGTTTTTAAAAAATTAGAAGAAGAAGAAGTGTGCTAGCAAATATGCAGACTGAATACAGTGCGATAAGTTTCATTGAAAAATAACCTTGGTGTTATCTTGGGCATATTGTTTAATGATATCGGATTGGTTACCAAATATCGATTCGACCATTGCTGCGGTCTTCATTCTAGCGTACGCGTCGATCTGTGCATCGTTAAACCCAACTACTTCTTGACGTGTGATATTGATAGTGTTCATCTGTGCTCTCCAGCTTGTTGTTCTATGCGCTTATTTATGGTCACGGTTTTGGCGTGATACCGAATTTAGGGGTCACGTGTTAGCTGGATAATAGAGCCAGCACTGGGACCTATTCGAAAATGCTATTCATGTGAATCAGATCATCGCCGAAGAAGCGATCGAGATCTGTACTGGTATTAACTTTGGTGACAGCAGGGACCTTGATCCCTGCTGTTTTCAACAACGCTTCCATTTGAAGCATACGAGCTTCCATTTCAGAAACTTTGGATTTCATTTCAGTGACTACATCGGCGTTGTGGTTTGTCGCTTCGACTAGACTATCAACAGTTTCAGCAGTCTCGTTGACCACATCGATCGTTTCATTGACTACAGCAGCAACTTCAACTGGAGTAGCTGTTTCAGTAAGTTTGGTTTTAACGCGAGCGCCGCCGCGATTTTCAATCTTGTTCATAGCGGTAAGGTGGTGTGCCATAGTTGTTCCAGTTTTAACAGATGGTTTGAAAAAGCGGCCTGCGCCGTTGCGATCACGAAGATCTTCTTTGAAGGTGTCGAAGCTAACAGCACCGGTTTCTTCGTTCTTGGTAGCCTGGACGCAAATAATGGTCGCGTATACTCGGCCGAAGTCTGGGTTATCGCGATCTAGTTTGGCGTCTACGATCCAGACTCGGGTGACGTTAGCGATCTGCTCCACCGCTGCGTAGAAGCTGGGCGCTGGGTCATATTCGCCAAATGACGTGTTTACTGCCGACTTAACCCGTTTGCGGATGCTCTTTCCGAAAGAGTTGTCGCGTGAAGGGATGCCGATGGCAGTCAGACTGTTACCGACGCTTTTGAAATCTTGGTCCTTCTCGAGGGTAACTGTGTGGTTGGATTTGTTGTTCTTGATGACGATATTCTTGATACCGTAGAACGAGTTGTACTTAGATTTGTCGCTGTTACGAGATACGTCGTGGCGAATGAGGTGTGTATTGATAAACAGAGCTACGTTAGCGAATGCGGAGGAGGAAATCTTATTGGTGTTCATGTATTTTATGGCCTTATAGTTGTGTGTGTACCAGTCTTGCAGGACTGTAAGTGCTTAGTGAGATGATCCCCCTGCAAGGAGATCATCGTTTAACTAAGGCCAGCGATGAATGAAACCATCTCGCTAAGCACTTGTGTACTATTTATAGGTGGATCGTACCTCGGTTTTGGAACAGTCTAAACTTTCTGTTCCAGTTTTCTTTGGTACGTACTTATTTAGCAATCCACCCACAAAACAATGGACACCCGCAGTTTCTGCGGGCCTATAAGGTCAACATCTATCTAACAACTACCTAACTACTTCTTAGAAAACACCCAACGACCTGCACGGTTAGCATCTGGTATTCCTTTGTAAACGTGCAGCTTCGCACGTTCTCCCTTTAGATCTACGTGTAGTAGATTCAAATCCGTACCATCAAAGAAAACGTAATCCTCCTCCTTATCGGAAATAAACGATCCGCACATCTTGACGCCTTTGGTCAAATAATGACGGTTGACTACCGTTTGGATAGCAGTCCGACGATAACGAAGTGCTTTAGCTTCTTCTGAACTGCCTGCGGATTTTTCGACACTGTACGATAGGTGATCGAATAGGCTCTTGGGATCTTGACTGGTTAGACTGAAAATCTCACCAGTGGGTCGCTTCACCATAAACGTATTACCTTGAAGGGCAATCCGATAAACCCGGTCCGGCGCTGCTTCCAACAAGCTAACGGTAGCTGGCTCAGTGCGTGCGTCTAGGAAGGTAATGGTCTCTGATAACAACTGTTCTGCGTTCATGCGTTCTCCTTGGTTATGCTTATTTATGGACTCCCGCAATATCACCGCATGTCCATAATTATCCAGTAGATAGGCGAGGTTCTAAACTTTGGAGAATGAAACAGCATCTAGGTGGTGGCACCTTTGACTGGTTAGGGGCCACCTTTAGCAAGGAGAGCCGCGTATCGTGGGGGCATATGACGAGTAGCATAGGGGGCACCTTTGAACGGTTAGGGGGCACCTTTGAACGAGGAGAGCCGCGTATCATGGGGGGTAGCCTATAACAGGTAACCTATATGACGAGTAGCAGTTGTCTTTCTTGATAATTTGTAGTTCGAGAATAGAAACAAGATTAAATGGAACGGGAGTCCGAAGGACGACCTGCGACGGCGAAGCCGGAGCCATCTCGTCGAAGGAGGTTAGCGATCATGACGAGATGGCTGGATTGCTAATGAATGGTTCTTGATAGCAACGAGCTAGTTCAGTCGCTACGCTCCTTCACGGACCTTCGGTCTTTCCATGATGGTATGATGATACTTATTAAAATCTACTAGCTGGATGGTCGAGCCGAAGGCGAGATAGGAGGACGAAGTCCGACTCATTTTGTTGCTATCAATGAAGACGGTTAGCAATTTGTGACGAAATGCTCTGGATGATGACGAGCTAGTTCAGTCGACTTCGTCTCCTTCACGGTTACTTCGTAACCTCAATTATTGTCAAGATACTTCTCGACTAGCGTTGATATCCAGGAAGATGGAACGAAGTGACATCGTGGAGCGTAGCGACACAAATTGCTAACGAGAAGCGATTTGTGAAATTGCTAATAATGGTCCTCGATGTTCATGGATAGCAACGAGCTAGCTCCAGTCACTTCGTTCCTGTCGCAGTTCCGGCTTCGCCGTCACTTCACTTATCGTTTGACGAAGGGGGGAGAAATAGAATCTCCTTATACCCTTTAAGAGACTCTATAAGTCCCCATTGTCACAAACGCTTCGCTATAGCTCGCCTTCGGCTCGCAGTCTACGACGTTTTTATTTGGTACTATTTCAATACACATCATCAAACCATTGACCTTCTCGTCACCATGCTAACAACGCCATTATAATAAATCATCGCCAACAGCCTTATTAATCTTAATGTTATTAACATGCATCTTGCTCCATTATAACCAGAGCCCTCCGTGGTCCTCTAACCATTTCCAGTGGATGCTCCCTTGGTCGAACAAAATCCAACCAACGGAGAGTGTATGTTTTTAGATCTGACCAAGAAATCCATAATTGAAATATCTATTATGTCTTATTTGTCCACCCCAGAAAATAAAGGACATGAAATAGCCAACACATTCGATTTATTTGACTTTGATAAGGCGACCTCTATTTGCGAGAATATTATACGTCCTGATGGCACACCTTACTTTGAAATGTTAGAAGTGACTAATACAATGGAAAAATCTGACCGATTCGGCTATCACAAACATAAATTGTTGCGATACCGGATAGCGTTCGTCCCACGTAAGGCCATTAAGTTCTCTATGACTTGCGTCAACCCGAATAATGAGATTGAAATCGTCGACTCCCAGTTTTCTATCGTTCGGGTGACCGCTAAGAAAGTTTACACATCGTCTCCTTCCATTACTTTCGTGAAGGGGAAGGATGGATACTATTGGTGCGGCTGGAAACTTATTTGTACTATCGAATAAAAAAAAGGCCACTCGATAGTGGCCTTCTTGTTTCCTATGAACCATCCCATACTTCCCATTCCTCCACGCCAGTCGTCAACGTCTTCACCTCATTCAATAGCTTTTTAGTATCGCTAGGTTGTAATACATCAGCGGTGTGGAAACTGATCGTGTGACCATCGTGTCGTACCATCTTTATGAAATGGTTCTTACCACTTGGTGTCACTTCAATCCTTTTGACTATCTTCTTCAGTTCAATGTTGAATCGAACTGGGTCGTCGGCATATTGAAACAAAGTACTTCCCGCGTGCATTGGAATGTCAACGATCTGCGACAGTTCCTTTATCAATTCTTTTTTCTTACCTTCTAGTTCAGTTATAGCGTTTAATACTATCGTGACGACCGCACCATTGACATTTGATAGAGAGGAGCCTAACTCCGCAATCCTGATTTCGAACTCGTCTATCTGCTGCTGAATCAACGAACTGCTGTCAGAGCTTCCAATCTTGGTATTTTCTACATCCAGCCTCCGAGAGTGAGCTATTACCAACTTCTCCAGGTCACGAACGCAATGTCGGTTGTCGCAAGTACCATACGCATGACGTCGGCAGTAGAAGTAAGTCGCCTTCGTTTTCCTTTGGGCGTTGTTCTTTTTGAAACTGATAGCACCGCCACATACGCAGAAACACAATCCAGACAGATGGTTAATTTTTGAATGTCCACCAGCAATCCTGACTGCACTGCTCTGAACCCCCTTCCATCGACTGTATTCTATTAGCGCTGGATAGTAGTCTTTGATGACTGTCCCTTTGACGTATGTTCCATCCTGTTGACGATCTAGGGTTTGGTACGCTCCATATAATGACGCCGAACCAAGTATCATTGAAACTGTGCTAGCAACCCATTTCCTGTTATTTGGAGTGGGTACACCTTCGGCATTCAACCGCCTAGCTATTTCGCCAAGCGGTGTCCCACTTTCCCGAAGTTCGAACATCCGTAAGACCACGTCAGCATTGTCATTCAGAACGTACTCCCCTTCGGAGTACGTCAACCACATTGGTAACCGTTTCTTAGTTGCGACACCTTGGCCAGCAAGTTTCTTCATACTGGCTTTGTTAGCTCTCACACGTTGACTTTTTGTTTCACTTTCTTGACGTGCTAAGTCTGAGGCTACCGCTATCCGGATGATCGAAATCAGATCGTTCAGAGAGTTCCTGGATAGTCGAAGACCGTCGACGAGGCTAATAAGTTCGACTCCATGTTGGAGGATGGATCGCAACATGGAGATGGTTTCGTCTATGCCGCGACGAGATAGTCGGTCCAACTTCTCGAGGATGATCACGTCGCCAGAACGGATCGTCCCATTCTGGATACATTCGTGGAGGTCAGATAGTGAAGGTCGGTTCTTCTCTTTGAAGGCTGAAATGCCCAAGTCTTTAAACGATTTAGGCGATAACTGTAGGTTGTTGGCAATGCAGTATTCCTGTGCTGCCTCCAACTGACGACGCTCTCCATCCCCATCGATCTGCTTCTTCGAGCTCAATCGAATGTAGCTGTAGGCAGTCTGCTTTGTTTCTATCTCTGTCATGATCCCCCCTTTCAATATACTGATTATACGAGGTTAAGCATCTACTTCCTACGCCAAGTAAGTATCCACTACCGTTAAGAACACCAAGGAGTATCTGGTGGATACCCAGGGCATCACGCCGGATCGCCTGTTCGTACTCGACAGCCAGGTCAAGGAGACCGACAAGGAAGCCA